ACTACAAAAAATAATATCCGACAATACCTATTCAGGTTTGTCAGCAATTACTCAATTAAATTCATACAAACGTTGTTAAGGAGAGAAAAATGGTAATGGGAAACGAGTCTATAAATGTCAAAAAAAGAAACGATAGAGGAACAGAACCTCTTAACATTGAAAAGATACATGAAATGGTTGAGTATGCTTGTGAAGATATAACTGGAGTTTCTTCATCACAAGTAGAAATGAAAAGTGGTTTACAATTTTATGACGGTATTACCACAGACGAAATACAACAGATTTTAGTAAAGTCAGCTGCAGACTTAATAGATTTAAATAATCCTAATTACACATATGTAGCAAGTAGATTACTTTTATATTCATTGAGAAAACAAGTTATCGGCAAACTATGGGATCACCCACACCTTTATGATCATGTTAAAAAAATTGTAGAGATGGGATTATATGATAAAGAAATTTTAGAAAACTATCAAAGAAAAGATTTTGATAGAATGGAAAACTGGATTAATCATAATAGAGATTATGATTTTACTTATGCTGGATTAAGACAAGTGATAGACAAATATCTAGTACAAGATAGAAGTACTAATCAGGTGTATGAAACACCACAATTTATGTACATGCTTATTTCAGCAACGTTGTTTGCTAAATACCCAAAAGAAACGAGGATGAGTTATGTTAAAAAATATTATGACGCAATTAGTCAATTCAAAATCAATATTCCTACTCCCGTTATGGCTGGTGTACGAACTCCTTTACGTCAGTATGCGAGTTGTGTATTGGTTGATATTGATGATACCTTACCTAGTATTTTCTCTGGTGATATGGCGATTGGAAGATACATCGCTCAAAGAGCTGGAATCGGAATCAATGCAGGCAGGATACGTGGAATCAATGCAAGAATACGAGGCGGAGAGGTCCAACACACTGGTGTTATACCTTTTCTTAAAAAGTTTGAGGCAACGGTTAAGTGTTGCACTCAAAATGGAGTCCGAGGAGGATCAGCAACAGTCCACTTCCCAATCTGGCACCAAGAAATAGGTGACATTATTGTTCTCAAAAATAATAAAGGTAGTGAAGATAATAGAGTTAGAAAACTTGACTATTCAATACAACTATCAAAATTATTTTATGAAAGATTTATAAACAACCAAGACATAACTTTGTTTTCACCACATGAAGTGCCTGAACTATATGAAGCCTGGGGAACACCAGAGTTTGATGAACTTTACGAAAAGGCAGAAAGAAAATTATCTATTAAGAAAACAAAAGTTAATGCACAAGAATTATTTTTTGATATATTGAAAGAACGTGCTGAAACAGGCCGTATCTATATTATGAATATTGACCATTGTAATACTCACTCATCTTTCAAAGATAGAGTTTATATGTCAAATCTATGTCAGGAAATAACTTTACCAACCACTCCAATACAACACATTGATGGAGAGGGTGAAATCGCTTTATGTATTTTATCTGCCATCAATGTGGGTAAAATAAACAAAAGAGATGAACTAGAACCTTTATGTGATTTAGCAGTAAGAGCATTAGATGAAATTATAGACCATCAAAAATATCCTATCAATGCTGCTGAAGTATCTACAAAAGCAAGAAGAAGTTTAGGTATAGGTTATATTGGCCTCGCTCACTATCTTGCTAAAAAAGGTTACAAGTATGAACAGAAATTAGCATGGAGACAAGTTGATAAACTTACAGAAGCATTTCAATATTTTCTATTAAAGGCAAGTAATCAACTTGCAAAAGAAAAAGGACAATGTTCAGCATTTAAACAAACAAAATATGCAGATGGTATACTACCTATTGACACTTATAAAAAAGATGTAGATGAATTAGTAAAAAGAGATTACACTTACGATTGGGAATGGTTAAGAAAAGAAATAAAAGAACATGGTTTAAGACACTCAACACTTTCAGCTCAAATGCCAAGTGAATCATCATCTGTTGTATCAAACGCAACAAATGGTATTGAGCCACCAAGAGATTATTTGTCAGTTAAAAAATCTAAAAAGGGTCCTTTAAAACAAATCGTACCTGAATATCAAAAACTAAAGAACTTTTATACACTACTTTGGGATATGAAAGGGAACGAAGGATATATAAATATCGTTGCAGTAATGCAAAAGTATTTTGATCAGGCAATATCAGGTAACTGGTCTTATAATCCTGAAAACTATACCGATGGTCAAGTGCCTGTATCAATAATGGCACAAGATTTATTGACGACATACAAATTGGGTTGGAAAACTTCATATTATCAAAACACATATGACAGTAAGAAAGATGAAGAAGAACCTGCTCATCCAGTTGGGTTCCACGATAACGTGCCAGAGGATAAACAAGAAGAAGTAAAAGAGGAAGAGGATCCAGAAAACTGTGATTCTTGTACAATTTAATGAAAACTGTATTTAATAAAGATAAAAAACTAGATAGTACAAAACAACCAATGTTTTTTGGTGCAGATTTAGCTGTACAAAGATATGATACGTTTAAGTATCCTGTATTTGATAGATTGGCACAACAACAGTTAGGTTTCTTTTGGCGACCAGAAGAAGTATCTTTACAAAAAGATAGAAACGATTACTCTCAATTATCTGAATCACAAAAGTTTATCTTTACATCTAATTTAAAATATCAAACAATGTTGGATAGTGTACAAGGTAGAGGGCCATGTTTAGCATTTTTACCTTTTGTATCCATACCAGAGTTAGAAGGTGCCATTGTTGCATGGGACTTTATGGAAACAATTCACAGTAGAAGTTATACATACATTATTAAAAATCTATATTCTAATCCATCTGACGTATTTGATACAATTATACAAGATGAAAAAATAGAAAAAAGAGCAAAGTCTGTAACTGAAGGTTATGACAAACTAATTCAATTAGGTTACAAATATAAACTAGACCCTAAATCAGTTGATGAATATGAACTAAAGAAAGCATTATGGTTATCACTAGTTACTGTAAATGTACTAGAAGGCTTAAGATTTTATGTATCATTTGCTTGTTCATTTGCTTTTGGTGAACTTAAACTTATGGAAGGTAGTGCTAAAATATTATCATTGATTGCTAGAGATGAAAGTCAACATTTGTTAATGTCACAAAGCATTATTAATAATTATAAAAATAAAGAAAATGATAAAGTGATGAACAAAGTTATTAAAGATACAGAAAAAGAAGTTTATCAAATTTATGATGACGCAGTCCAAGAAGAAAAACGTTGGGCAACATATTTGTTTCAAAAAGGTTCTATGATAGGCCTTTCTGAAAAACTGTTACATCAATATGTTGAATATATAGCAAATAGAAGAATGAGAACTATAGGATTAAATCAAGTATATGAACAACCATCAAACAATAATCCATTACCATGGACACAACATTGGTTTAATAGTCGTTCAATGCAAAATGCTCCACAAGAAACTGAAATAGAAAGTTATGTTATTGGTGGACTTAAACAAGATGTAAAAAAGGATCAATTTAAAACATTTAAACTATAATGACAACACTTACTCCACCAAATTTAAATAAAGTTACAATCAGTTGTAAAAATTGTGAAGTATCCTATCACGTTGAATGGGATGAAGAAATAGAACCAACTACTTGTCCTTTTTGTGGTGCAGACACTTCTATAGATGAAGAGGATGCGATTTTTGACAATGAAGAAGACCAAGACGATTGGAATTGATTATAGTTTAACAAGTCCTGCTATATGTGTATGTAGGGGTGAGTTTAAATTTGAAAACTGTAAGATATACTATCTTACAAATGTAAAAAAATATGAAGGTGATTTTTGTAATGGACAAATAAATGGCAGACTTCATTTACCCTATACCTCCGAGACACAACGACACGACCAGATTTCCGATTGGGCGATTAACATTGTTGATACTGCTATTGGTAATATTTTTGTAGAAGGATATTCATTTGGTAGTAAAGGCCTAGTGTTTAATCTAGCAGAAAATATGGGTGCTTTAAAACATAAACTTTACAAACTTAATAAAAGATTTGAAAGTATAGTACCTGGTCAAGTAAAAAAGAATGCTACTGGCAAAGGTAATGCAGATAAACTTAAAATGTATGAGCAGTTTGTAAAAGATACAGGCATTGATTTAATGAAAGAGTTTGATCAAACAAAATTAAACAATCCAGTTACAGATATTGTTGATGCTTTTTATGTAGGTAAAGCTGGTTATGATCGCTAATGTTGTTTCATTATTTTGGGGTACAAAGTATTCACTTGATTATGTAAATGTTTTATATAATATGGTTAAAAGAAATTTAACTATACCTTTTAACTTTTATTGTATGACAGATAATTTTAATAGAAACTTTAATAAACAAATTACATTATTACCTATACCTAAACCTGTTATGAATGGGTGGTGGAACAAGTTACATCTATTTAATCCTAATTTAGGACTAGAAGGCAATGTATTATTTTTAGATTTAGATATAGTTATATTAAACAATATAAATGAGTTTTTTACAATAGGTAAAGATGAAGATTTTTATGTGATGAGAGATTTTGCTCAACCTAATACAATCAATTCAAGTGTATTAAGATTTAATGTAGAACACCATAGTCATATATGGGATAGATATTTAGAAGACAAAACTAGATTTAATACCTATCATAGTGACCAAAGTGTTATAAATTTAACTATGTTAAAAAGTCCTCAGACGAAATTCTTTCCAGATCAATGGACATATTCATACAAATGGCCTACAAGAGGTGATACAAAACAATATGATTCGAATAGATCACAAAATTATACCTTTAAACAGAATGCTAAGATTTCTATATTTCATGGCAATCCAGATCCACATGTAGCAATGCACCACGAATCAGGTAAATGGATAAAAAACTACTGGAAATAGAACAAAAGTAGAACATTTACACTCAAAACCCTAGTAAAATCAACGTTTTTTAGTGCTTGACTTTATACTTAAAATAGTATAGCGTAAGTGTATATGAAGAATAAAGGAGACACTATGACTAAAGAATTACACAAATCATTTAACGTTGTTTATAAAAGAGAATATTTTAATTCTGAAGACGCAGACTATTTTTGGAGTAGTTATTCATTATATAAAAACGTACCTATTTCTAAACTTAAATATTACAGAAAACAATTGTTAAAATTTAAAGATTATATGGATAAGTCTTTTAAAGAAGACGCAACAAACTTTGCTGGCGCTACTGCTATTGAGATAATCTATCCAGATGAATACTATAAAACTTATGAAGATGTATTTGGTCCAGAAACGGCTGCAGGTGACCATAATTTATTTAATGATTATGGTCAGTTATGGAAAAGATATGGTTTTAGAAAAGACTTTGATCCAGATTTAACAAAAAAATATACAACTAAAAGAAATTATATTTACAATATGAATTAAGGAGGACATTATGACAGTAAATACAAATATAACATATACAGATAAAGACATAGGTAAAAACCTATACAGAAAGAAAACATACTATACACTTATGATTGAACAAGAGGTATTGGCTGACAATGAGGCTCAGGCAGAACATAAGTTTTTAGATTTTGGAGGTATTGATCATTCTGAAATCAAAGGTTCAATTACTACTCAAAAAGAAGGCGTTGAAACATTGGTTGTAGATGCTAATTATACTGATAGTGGTAAAACTGAATATATTGGTAAAGTAGTTTATGAAGATGATGAGTTTGCTAAAGAAGATGGTTTAGTAGAAATAGACCAATATGCAGATGAAAATGCTTTAACAGAAAAAGAAGAGTCAGACGTTGATGTTGCTATTCAGTTAGAGGCAGAAAATCAAAGAGGTAAGTAATGATAATTATTAAAACAGACCAAGAAAAAAAAGGTGTTTTTACTACTGAGTCAATTTATACTGATACCTTACCAGGTTATGAAGAAAGAATTAAACAACATATAGAAAACGCCAAAGAACAAGCTAAAATAAAAGGTTATAAGTTAAAAATAGAAAAATTATAAACTATTGACAAATTGATTAAAATGTGCAATAATAGTAGAATGTCAAAAAAAATGACAAAAAAAGAACAATTAGATTTAGTAAAATTACAATATCATAAGTGGTTAGGTACACTAGGTCTTAATGTAAATGTAAAGACAGGACATATTATCAAATCAAAAAGAGTAAGTAAAACTTTAGATAGAAATATGTACAAGGTAAGAGATTCTATACCAACAAGTGATAGAATAGTTGGCAATACTTATAGACGATATTATTCTACAAGTTTGCCTGAAGGTAAAACAATATCTATAGCATATAACAAGGGTGGTTATCAGGTTATTGATGCTAAAGATTTTAAATCAATGGGAAGGAAAATATAATGAGAACATTAATGTTGTTATCTATAGTTGCCATAATGACGGCTACTATAGCAAAGTCCGAAGAAACAATGGATACTAAAGTAAAGAACTATATTGCTAGTGAATGGTCAGAAATCAAAGAATTTCAACAGGCATCTTGGCAGGCTGGTAAAGAACAAACTGTTAACAATTTAAATAGAATCAAGTCATTTTTTACAAAATTGACTACTAATTAACAAAAAAGTGTTGATTTTATTGACTTTTTAATGCTTGACTTTTAAGATATTTTATGATAGTATTAGTACATAAATGATTATTAATTTAACAAAAGGACTACAATATGATAGATAAAGAAACAATTTTTGCAGAATTTAAAATTGCAAAACAAAAAGATTTAAAAAAATCTAAAACACCTGAACCGTATGAAGATGTTTATACACATAGATTAGAACTTTTAAAATCACATCAAAGTGCAAAAAAATCTAATCCTAAAATGTATAGAAATTTAGATATTAATTTTGATAATCTAATAAAAGCTTACTCATGTCAATATCCAGTTGATGCTTTTTATAATGTTGTTTTTGGCAAATCGTTCAAACAATATGAGTTTGATAAGGCAATTGAAGAAATGACCGAAAAACAAAAAGAAAAAGAAGAAGAATTAAGAAAACAAGAAAAACAAAAATTAAAGATTGAAAATGTTGAAGAAGTTAGTTTTCATTAGTACTTTGTTGTTGCTCTCTAATTGTGCTAGCAAACAGTCCTATATTGGTGCATCCACTACAGCGGCTGTTGCTGGTGCAAGTTGTTGGCAATATGTAAGTGATAATCCTGCTGTTGTGGCTACTTGTGCAGTTGCAGGTTCATTTAAAGGTGCAGATATTATGAATGCTGAAACTGATGATCAATTAATGACAAGAGCATTTGTAGATCATTTAGAAAATGCACCTAATAGTCCAGGTTTTACAACATGGCAAAATCCTAAAACACAAAGTAATGGAATTATTAAAACAACAGGTTTTTATTTAAAAGGTCCAATAAAGTGTACAATGGTTGAAACTACACATGATCAGAATTTAGATAACACAAGATTTTTTGACTCAATACTATATGGTAATCCATATAGAAAAATGCAATGGCATGAGGCTTGTAAAATGCCTGACGGAAGATGGATGATAAACCAATGAGAAAACTAATATTAGTTGCAGTATTGTTAATGTTAACATCAATTTGTATTAACTATGTAATGGCTGAAGATTCATTTAATAATACAATGGATAAAATTGATAGATTAAATACTAATCAAAACAAAGTATATTATGATAAAATACAACCTCTAAACAATCAATATTGTTTTATAAAGGTAGAAATAAAAGAAGTAAATGGTGAAATAGTTAAACAGGAAGTTGTAGAATGTGCAGATGGTAGAAAGGCATATGACGGACCAAGTTATTGGGAGTTATTTGCTCAGTTTTACTATGGTGATATGAATACACCTGCTTATTGCAGATACTATGAACGACCAAAACATGCTTATCACAAACCTGGTAAAGTGTGTTTAGATAAGTATGGAAATTGGGAGGTGAAAAAATGATAAAAGGTCTATTGACACTTACAATCTTATGGATTATCCTTGCATTTACTTGGGATCCATTTGTTTCTACAGTTGAAAAAACACAGGCTGTTGACAAAACAAAAGAAATAGTATATAATGTGTTTAATAATGTAAAGGAGAAGGTTGATGAATAAAATAATAAGATATGCTTTGATAGGTACTACAGCACTTGCTTTAACAGCATGTTCAAGTAGTACATATACTATCAAACAAGAAAAGAATAATCAGGTGTTAAAAGTGCCTGCTTGGTACATGAAAGATTATTCCGAAAACAAAGAATGTGGTAAAACACTTTTTGGTAAGAATAAAACTAAACAATGTGTATTTGGTGTTGGCACAAGCACATCACCAGACCTTGAACTTGCAATAGACAAGGCAATGATGATTTCAAAGGCTGAAGTTGCAGATAAAGTTAAAGGTGAAATGAACAAGAAGGCAAAAATATTTGTTACAGAATTGGGTAAATCTCAAAGTAAAACAGTTGTAACAGATGTTGAGTCAACTTTAATTAATGTAATTAAAAACACAAAGGTAAGAGGGTATGAAGTGTTTGCTCAAGAAGTTACACTTACAAAACAAGGATACTATCGTGCTTGGATTGGTTTAAGATTACCTCTTGGTGAATTTAACAAGATGTATAACTATGCAATTGATGAA